GAATGCATTGTGTATGTCAAGTCCCACGATTCAGGATACCATTGCTTCCATAGTTCTATCAGTTCGGGGTTTGAGTCATAGGTTATCAGCATTTGCCCCGCTTGCTTTTGCGATGCTGCTTGACAATCTTCGTAAAACTTTAGGTGATTGAATCCCTTGTGCATTTCACCGTTCTTGCCATACAGGATAGATTTTCCATTGCTGCCTACCTTATCATAGGGTGGGTCAAGAAACACCAGTGTGGACGCTGTGCTGCGCTCTAAGAGGGTATTATAGTCTTGATTAGTGATCTTCCAATCCTTGATGTGATGACCGTATGCTTCCAACTTGCTGCACTGCAATACGCTGAAGTTTGACGCGCATGCTTGCTTGGATAATGTGCCTGACTCACTGAGTCCAGAGAACGACATCTTGTTTAAGCACCACCATGCTTGACCAATCTTATGTCGTGAATTTGCATTCATTACATCAACGCTTGCCAGTGTATCTTTGCACTCTGCAAACAAAGCACGATGACCATCTTCGCCTTTCTCTTCTGCGATAAGTTTCTTCGCCATCATTTCATCACCAAACTTTTTAGGGTCTGCTTGTAGTGCAGTCCAAAAACAATAGAGATTGTAGTAGAGGTCGTTGATCCATATCTTAGCATCGGGGTTTGCTTGCGAGAATGCAAACGCCATACTGCCACCCCCAACAAAGGGTTCGCGATACTCTGTAACACCATGTGGTGTCTTGGGCATTAGGAACTTTATTGCGCGACTCTTGCCGCCAGGATATCGAACTGGAGTTGTTAGTTTTCTATTCATGTATACCATTATAAGGATTGAGAATGAGAAGTCAAGTTTAACTTGATGATTCAACTTTCTTGCAGATGGGGCAGATAACCTCACGGTCACTGCAAGGCAATGGGACGAATCCTTTGGAATGTTGACAAAGTGACTGGGCCCACCATGTGCGTATCATATTGCAATAGTAGTTTGCGTATTCAATCATAGATTTTTCTCCTCGCATTCTTCTGAGTGATAGAGCGTGTCCGAGTCCACTCGCTCGTTCCTTTTGTTATCAAATCGCATGAGTGACTTGCAACCGACACACTTCTTGATGTTGTCTGGGTTGAGGAAGCACAGTTCACCGTGTGCAGCAGGATAGTCACATCCACAGTAGGAACATCTAGGCATCATTATTCACCACCAATTTCAATACAGGTCTTTCTGGTTCACCAATAGATTCGTCACAGAAATCGTCATCGGTAAACATCTCACTCATTGATTCAAACTCTGACCATACAGTTTCAAAACTTGAGGAATAGAGGTCGATGCTTTCTTGATGCAGCGTGTCCCTTATTTCCATAGAGTCGTGAATCCAATCCAAATGCAAGTCATCAATGATAAAACCCTCACTCATCTTCACGGACATAGCAACCATCTGTGCAAGTAGGAATGGGATGTTAGGTGTGTCATAGAATTCGCTCAATGAGTGACTACTGATATGCTCACCGTATTCACCATCATTCAAAGTCATCACAGTAGCAATCAACCTGTACCCTCTTCGGTCGCTTACCTCTTCGCCTGATTTATATGACATGATGCTGAGATAGTATGATATGGTCGCATCCTTACTTGCATAGACCAGCGACTCTATCAGGTCAGTGTACTCTTCATCTTTGAAATGTTTGATTATGCTCACTTTTGTTCTTACCCATCCTCTCAATTAATTCATCTTGCGCCACAAAAAGTAGCGCACCTGTAATCAAAACTAACAACCCTGCAAGTATAGTAAATATTGTTATCATTTACCCTCAGTGTAAATGTTGGTGAGGATTTGTCTAAACTCTTCTATCTTTTGTCCACGCTTTGGCCAATAGATATAATCTCTGGTATCTGCATCCTTCTCCAAGTTCGTAAGAAGTGGAAGGATAGCGTTGTACAGTTTCTCTAACTTCTCCAAGTTGTCAGCATTGGTTGCTTTCTGTTTCTCTATCTGGTTGAACAGAAGATCAGTCTCTTCTTGATGGTCAGATTTGGATTGTTGAATGAAGTCTAACTCTTCAACGGTTGTTGCTGTGAACCCAAAGTCAAATGTGTCGTTACTCATGCTAACTCCTATGCGCGGGTCTTTGGGAATACTTTTTGAACAGGTTCCGTGTCAAACTCTTTGAACTCTCCACCACGATTCAAGCACCCGCCCATAACTTCTGCCAACATTTCTTGGAAGTTTGTCAAATCAATAACGGTGAGAGAACTTTCTGGATACATCTCATCCTTGTAGTAAAGGCGTTTGCCATCAATCATTTCGTTGACTAATTCTTTGTATACGAGGACACCAAAGGTATAGAGGTCTGCTGATTCTAGGGCGACTAACTGACCCAGCATTAGTTGGGGACGGACATCGTTATTATCAACTATCCACAGTGAATCGACTTCAATATTCTTTGTTTCCACATCGCTTGATGGGAACCAAGACAATACGCCCAAGTACAAGTTGGTGCAGTTCTTCTCGCCCTCCAGATATCCCATTATGATGGACACCACATTATCTTCATCGTTTGCAATCAACCACTCTTGATTATCCAAAGTCTGAACTATAAATGGGACTGGTTTTGGGGGTGTAGTCGCGTTAGCATGCAAGGCAGTGCCAAGTAGCAGTGCGAGTGCTGTCGATTTAAATATGTTCATACTTTACTTCCTTTATTACTCAATTTCAATACTCTATTATAAGCATTCAGTGTGAGATGTCAAGGGGTAAAACTTCAATGAAATCAATGACTTACGAGAGGATATGGGGCATATATGCCCCATTGCTACTATACTTCTCTCTTAACCTTTATCAAGGTCAATACTTGCATCACGATAGTGGGAACGATAAAGAACTGCGTGATATGCCCAACGACATATGCCCAGTCTTTACCACCGAAAAAGGGACTCTCTTTCAACATAAAATCTGGGAACAAAACCCGCAAGTTCTCGACATCCATATTGGTGTAGGAATGGGTCACTTGCATTAGACACCACCATAGACGAACACCTGCTTCTCCTGGTCCGTCTGTTGCGATGTAGGACTTTTTTGCTACTCTTAGTCTTTCTTTATAATCGCTCATAGTTATTATCCTTTAGAATGCGATGTTAGTTACTACTGAAACGACTGGCTGAATTGCCATGAACTTCATGAAGTGAGCGGTGCTTTGCAGCATGTAGTCAGTGATCTTCGCAAAGATATTTTTCAGAAACGCTTTTATCTTGTCAAACACGTTGCTAATCATACCTTCGTTCAGGTTGGGGTTGTTCTCCAGTGCATCAAACTCTTCGGTCAGTTTACCGACAATTAAACCAACAACAGACCAGTATCGATACTCGCCTGTTTTAGTTTCTTTGCCGTCTACCTTCTTCTTCACTGATGTACTCTTGAATCGGACAGACAAGTCCATCTTTCCTGCAATCTTAGAGACATATGATTTATCAGTGACCTTATGCAAACTACAGTTTGTTCCATCAAAGTCGCATACCAGAAAGTGTGAACACGTTGCTGCGCTGTTGGCAAACTTAACATCACCCGACATTGCTTCAAATGCAAATGCGTTAGCGAACTCTTTGTTCTTAGTAAAGAGTGTGCCTAACTCTTTCATCATTTCTTTATGTGCTTTGTCTGCTGCCATTACCATCTTGTCTTTGCCTTTGGCAACTTCTTTCTTCAGGTTACCCTTGGCGACTGATGCTGGTGCAAGACCTTCGAGCATCTTTTCAATCTTCTTGACAACTGTGGGTGCGATGCTGCTCTTAGTTGCTTCCAGTGCTGCGTTAAAGGTGGCGGTGGATTCGTTGCGACCTCCACTCATCAACTGTGCCTGACTACCAGACTTCAAACTGATTCGTGCCTTACCAATCATAAAGTCGGTCTTCGGTGTCTTGGTAGACCCTGGCACTTTCCCAGGCCAGAAGGATGCCCACTCAGCAGAGACAGGATAGTTATCTGCACCAAGAACTTTACCCTTACCACGCATGCCATTCTTGGCGAGAAATTTAGCAACCTTAACACCTGCTTCCTTATCGATGTCGTGCTTGGCGTTACCTTCAGGTTTACCGTTAACAGCAGCGATGATTACTTCTTCCATCGACTCACCGCGAGAACGTCCTTCAGCTAGAACTTCAGTAAACTCGTTGAACTTATGCATGATTCTGTTTCCTAGTATTAGTTTATGTGTTTATTTATACTAATCTGTAGTACCATCTTCATAAGTTCCGCACCAAGCACAGGGTTCTTCCTTACCAATCATCAGGATACCATTGTAACGACAGTTATGCTTCCACATATCCTTCGAACCTTGGTTAGATTCCCCGACTATCTCTAAAAGCATTTCGGGTTTCTTGTTATCTTCCATTGATTTCCCCTAGATTACAATGCTGCTTGTTGCCTTTAACCAACCGTCTGCCACTTGGTCGTGTGCAGGAATGACCGTTAGGATGCAAGACTTATTGAACTCGCCTCGGTGCATACCTTGTGCGCCTGTCATGCTGATTCCTGGGGCAAATCCACCACCAGCATTATCATCACCACCTGGGACAAACAATAACGGAGACTTCAACATAATTGTCATATCGGTTTCACTTGCAACACGACCAACAATTTCCCCACACATAGTTACCAATGTAACAATCTCTTCTTCTCTTCCACTCATTTTACTTTCTTCCTCGTTTATATCCGTTACCCTCGTATCGGGCAACTTCTGTTGCGGGAACCCGTATTGCTGCTCCCTTTTCCTTACGCATCCAAACAGTGTTTGAATGCACATTTCCTTCTTTATCTTTCAATGCCCACTTCGGAGGATTTTTCTCCCACGCTGGAACATCACCATTTTTTTTCACATCTGGAATCCTTCGGTTGATATCCTCTTCCCTGTGGACGTATTATCAAATACTGGACCCGTATCCTGTTGTTGCGGGACATCATTGACCAGACCTATGTCTGCGTTCTCTACATTATATAGTCTCATTTTACTTCTGTCCACACCCATCACAAACCTCTTGTTCTGGTTTGGATCAGCGTAACGATTCTTCAACTGCTTGACCATCACCTGATTGAGTGCGGTCAACTCATCATTCGCAATCAGTGCAAGCATCAAGTCAGCAGTTGCAGGAAGACCAAATGATTCTGATGTGTCTTCAAGTCCTGGGTCACTGCTACCATACCCTGTTCGTGTTGTTTGAGTAGCACTCATTATTGGAATGTTATACTCTACTGCAAGTCCTCGCATCTCTTCAGCGATTGCCTTAATATATGAGTAGGTGTTCACATTGCCACCAACCTTCATCCGTGAAGATGAACAAATATTCAGGTAATCTATAAACACAATGTCTGCGGTGAACTTCTTCTTCAACTTCAACTCATTCATCAATGCGCGGAAGTGACCAGTGTGTGCTTGTGCTGTTGGATATTCCTTGATGATTAGTTTTCCGTGTGTTTTAGCAGCAATCTTGTCTATCTTACTAGTGTACATATCCTTTGACAAAGTTTGTATCATATCCATAGGCGTATCAAGTAAGTTAGCATCGATACGTTCTGCAATAGATTCTTCTGACATCTCCAAAGTTATGTACAAGACATTCTTACCCGCACTCATTGCTGCGGCAGCAGCATGACACATAAACAAAGACTTACCAGCACCTGTTCCCGCAAGTATAATATTGAGTGACTTGTTCTTCAGTCCACCCTTCGTGATAGTGTTGAGCATGTCTATGTCGAATGGTACACGCTCTTCTGTACGATGATAGAAGTCGTACCGCGACTCTGAACTATTCAGGTAGTCGTGACCCACATTATTATCAAACGTCACACCCAGTGCTTTAGATAGGATGTCAGGCAGTGCTGTCTTGGTCAGTGTGTCGTGCTTACCATCGATGATGCTGATGGACTCCAACACGGCATTGAATAATGCTCTGTCCTGACACCACTTCTCAGTGTTAGTTAACAACCACTCAAGGTCTGTCTCTTTGTCTTCAGTAAACAGATCAGGCAGTATCGCTGCGCCTCTTTGATATGTTTCGTCAGTAAGACCAGACTCTTCATCTTGCAATGAGATAAGGAAACTATCTTGACTCGGTGGCTTGTTATATGTCGCAACATACCTGACAAATTGTTTGAACATAGTTTTATTGATAGCATCACTGAAGTATGCTGGTTCCATGAATGGAACAACTTTACGCATGAACTCATCGTTGGTGAAGAAACTACGCAACACCATTGTTTCCATATCAATATTCAATCTTCTTACCCGTTTCTTTATCTATATAGACGTTGATTTTTTTTTCATCGAAATCAGACATTATATTTTCTATCAAAATAGCACAGTATTTGTTAAATTCAATTAGTGGTTTTTCTGTCACACTCGCTTCTCTAAGTCTTTCTGGAACGAATAGGATTTCTAAGTTATAGTCTATAAACGAATTTTCTTCCACTATTTCAATATTGTTATATTTGACGACAAAGTCTTTCCACTCACCTTTGTTAATTATTACAGTCCACTCGAATTCATCGGCAGAATTGGGGTTTTCAGCAATTATATAATCTTCATTTTCTTTCATCAGCAACCTCCACTATCTCTGCGTCTGCCAATTGGACAAAGTTTATGTATCCCGCATCTTCGCGGGACTTGTACTCTGTGCGTACAATGGCGAGCAGTGGAACTATCTCGCCAACCTTATCGGCATACCAACGCATGCCGTCACCACTACTCGTAATCAGTAGTGCTTTCATTCTCCGACCAACTGCATCGCTGATAGGTCAACTAGTTCTCC